GTTAATTCTTTTTTATTCTTCACTCTGAAGTGTTGTAATTGTCATCTGCAGGTTCAATGTATATATGAGCACCATTGACAACTTCTGGATCCATCATGAGATCAGTATATACTTTGTCGCGATACTCATTCAACACAGCATGATGCTTGTTTTCTTTCTTGATGCGGTTAATGAAGGCATGGAAGGCAATGGTAGTGAAATATGAGAAAGGACTGAATCCTGTATCCAGTCTAAATTTTTGATTGCGCAATGCAGAGAACATCTTGACAATTGCATCACCAATCATGTCATCTTTGTAGGAGTAGTTAATAAAGTTTGGTGCAAAAGATAGTCCATTGGCAATTTTAGTTAAACTCTCTCCAAGCTTTTGTGTCACGTGACCTGACTTGTAGTATGCACGTATCTCTTCTTCGAACTCTTTGCCGTTCACATAGTGAACCTTTTCCTTGGGCTTGAGCTTTTTACCTGTAGGTGTTACTGCAGGGGTTGATATGACACCTTTTGAGATAATGGCTTTGAGCGTAGGATCACTCTCAATTGTCTTCTCTTTGGAAGGTTTAGCTTTCTTGAGCTTCACAGATTCTTTTGGCAGAGTATTTAATTTTTTCTTTTTCATAAAGTGCGCGACGTTTTTCCATATGAGCTAGACCATATTTGAAATTATCTGCGATGTCGAATATTATAAGCTTATCTTTATCCTTATGCAAGCGAAGACCTCTTCCAATGGATTGCACAGTTCTAATTTTAGCTTTACCTCCACATGCAAAAACAATGTAATGCAGGTTCTTAATGTTGATGCCTGTGGAGAAAATCCTGGAAATGGCAACAACAACAATGTCAGTTCTCTTCTCCATGAGCTGTCTTATTTCATCTCTCTCAGCTACTTCCACATCACCGCGTATGAAATAGCATTGTTTTTCTGGACACTGTTCTGTTATTGCTTTGTAGAGCAATTCACCATGTTCAATGTGATCCACGAGAATTAAAGAATTGTTGGCAAGCTTGCACACAATCTTGCTTATTACTGCATTTCTAAACTCGCTTCTCATTAAAAATCTTTGCTCTTCGCGATAAAGATTTGACGAGGATATGACTACATCTTTGAAGGGGTCATCTTTGTAGATTAGTTCTATGATTTGTATCTGCACATTGCTTACATAGCTTTCCAATCGGAGCTCGTAACTGTTCTTCTCATATATGACAGGGCCTATCTTTCCAATAATATTCCACTGGTCCAATAAACTTTCAGGCATGGTGCCAGTGAATCCGAATCTGAAAGGTGTTTGTATTTTTTTAAGAATCTTATTAACTTCATTGCCTCTGCGTATCTTGTGGACCTCATCAACTATCAACACATCAATTGTTTCCAGCCAAGATAAGTCTGTATTTTTACTCTGTAATATTCCAAGATTTGCAACTGTGACGTTTGCTTCATTCTTTAATTCACAGCTCCCCGTCCATTTTCTGACTGAAAACGGCACATTGTAAGAAGAAAAATCTGAAGACGTCTGTTCCACCAATCCCAGGTCTGGTACAATGTACAGGCAGTTAAATTTTGATCCATACAGTAAGAATAGTTTGGTAAGCAGAGAAGCAGCAGTGAGTGTCTTGCCACCTGCTGTGGCGAGAATAATTGTGCCACGGCCAATGGATAGGGCTTTTTTAACAATTTCTTCTTGATAATCTCTCAGCGGTAATTTGAGAGGTATGGGATCATATGAAAATCTTGTATCAGATTGAAGCTTTTTAACAGGCACAATCACTTCCAACAATGATTCATCTGTCTTCACTTCTCCAACATATTGATTGTTGTTGAGATATTTTCTTATTTCAAAATACAGACCAGGATCAAATCTGCCTGTTGGTGTTATGGCATATGTTCTCTGAGGCATGAACCGCCCATATCTTTTTCTCATGAAAAAGGCAGCTTCATTTTTAACAGAAAATGCTTCTCTTATTTCTTCCAACTTATCACCAGAGACAATGCCAACACCTTTGGCAGGGTCGAATGAAAAATTAATCATGTCATTTCAAGCTTAATGATATCAACGAGATTCTTAATATCATAAGATGTGGAGCTGAGTGTTCTTTCAGACTTTTCCAATAACTCAATGATGAGTTCTAATTCTTTTATTTGTGTGTCTATTTCAACAACCTCACTATGCTTTGCTGCAGTTCTTTCAATGATGGGTGTTGCTAATTTTACCGGGCTTTGTTCTTGTATTTTGTCTACTAGTGTGCGCTTTAGTAATTCGCGTTTTTTGCATAACTCATTGATTTGCAATTTGTGTCTGATGCATCTGCCGGCCCATTTGTGCTTGATGCCTGGTAGTTTTAGCTGATAATCCTTGAGAATAAGCTCATCTATCTTCAAATCGTTTTCAAGTTCTTTTATGTAATCTTCTAGTAACATTAACTTAAATAATAGTATACAACCATATGAAATCAATGAGTTTATTTGAATCAAAATTTTGCAAGCTTCTTGAAGAAGACAATGTTGCAGGTGGCGCAGAGAGCGCTTTTGGCACTGGCACTTTGGCTCCCATAGGTGATTTTGGTAACCAATTTCCCTCACAAAATGATGATGCATATGCACCAGGTGATGCCAGAATGCCAAAAGCATTGGGTGCAAAAAAAAGAAAAAAGAAAAAAGACAAATTCATAATACAGCGACGAGCACTACCAGGTCTTAGCATTTGATGGCTTGCTAGCTAAATACACACATGGATCTTGGTCATTGGCTACTCTCTGAAGGCATTGTTGTGGATGAAAATACGTTTGGTTTCATTTACGAAATAACAAATGTAGTTACTGGCAAGAAGTACATTGGCAAAAAACAATGCAAATCCAAGCTAAAGAGAAAGCCATTGAAGGGAAACAAGAACAAGCGCATTGAGATAAAGGAATCTGATTGGAGAGCATACACAAGCTCGTCCAATGTGTTGAATGAAGATATACTTAAATATGGCAAAGATAAATTTGTATTTAAAATCTTGCGTGCATGTGGCTCCAAATGGGAATTGGCCTATTTTGAAATTAAAGAACAATTGCAGCAGAGTGTTCTGTTGAGAGATGATTACTACAATGGCATCATCAACGTGCGAATTGGCCGCCCTCCAAAGAATTTTCTTGATTAGCTTGTAATTTTCATTCATAATGTGGCATGCTTAAAAAACTTGAGTTCAAGCAATACAATTTTCGCATAATCGACTTTAACTCTATTTTTATCAAGAAAATTGAAGTTGGTTTAATTAACGATCTGCATCGTTTTGATTTGTTCAAAGGCAGAATAACATCACATGCAAAAAAGTTTTTTTATCATCATATGATCTTCAGTCTGTGTGAATTTTTATTGCATGACAAGTCAAAGGAGAAGACAATCATATATTTTAATAACACACAAATGTCGGATTTGGAGCTTTTCAACTATTTCAAAGAAGATGAAGTGCAACATGTTGTGGAGCAAGTAATGAGACGCATAAAGATCATATTGCCCATCAGAGTTTTTATTACAAACATTTCATATGATTTTCTGCAGCATCTCATGGATAAGAAGGATGGACGTGGTGTAGAGCTTGTTAATAGTCTTCGATCATATGTTGATAGTGTTGATTATGAAAAGTATACGTTTAACAGGGTGTTGACGTTTACAAAACGCAATGATCTGGTGTTTCTAAGCAAAGATTATTTTGATAAACTCAAAGCAAAACAACTTATGATTGTTTAAAGTAATAAATAATAATATGACCTTTAATGACCGCTTGATAAGATATAGATCTCTTCTGAATGAACAGGAACCAGTGCCACAGGATGCTGCTGCACCTGCTCCACAAGCTGAACAACCATCAGCATTGCCTGCAAAAGCTGCACCAGTAGCTGTTCCACCTGAGGGTTATGTGGACATGGTGAGGTTGCTTGCCAAAGCATTGGTGATGAATGTGCCGGCTGGGTCAGTTGATACTCTGTTTACAACACCCATCACAAAGGAGAATGCATATGAAATGAGAGAGCAAATTGAAAATGCCATTTCAACAAGTGAGAGTGCTGGTGATAATGATGCGAGGGTATCCAATCCTAACGTTTTAAAATTTGTGAATTCAATTAATGAGAAGAATTTCATGGTGAAGTACAAACAAATTCTTGACATGATGCAAAACTACAGCAACGATCCAAAGTTAAAATAACATGCAAAAATATCGAAGCTTGCAGGATATTTATTTAAGCGAAAGTTTTGCAAAGTCGTTACCGCCTTTGCCTAGACAGACAATTAATTGGTTAATGGAAGCTATAGCTGATGCCCCGCCTCCTGCCCCAAATTCAGCTTATGTACAACTTTACGTAAAAGATCCTTCAAAAAATGAACAACAATTTGTAGGTAATATTGAAGTCGATTATTTTAATAAGATTGTTAAGCCCGTTCTGAGTAGAGGTTCTGAGAGTGCTATAGATACCAACCGGTTAATAGAAAAGAGATTAAAAGATGCAAATATTACTACAGAGAATCTTAATCCTATTTTTGATTTTATTCAAGATACGCAGATGAAAATTACTACAGAAAACTTTGATAAGTGTCAGGGTATATTTAAAAGGTCTATAGCTGAAGAAGGGATTTTCTATATATCAAATATTCTTTCGGAAAGCTTTAATACAGCTGTAGAGAATATTACCAATAAATCTGATGAGTTGTTAAATTTGATGAGATTAAGAGCACAAGGTGGATCTGCAGGGCATGGTAGTCGTAGTGAAGTGTCAGGTCCTGGTGAAGTTGTTCTCGCATTTTTTGGTAACGGTAGAAAAATGTCTATACAGAAAAGAAGAGGAATGCCTTCAGAAAAAGGAGATGTGTCGTTAGGAGAGCTTAGAATAGAATTAAAAGGTACAGAAGCAAGAATACATCCTGTTACTGAAATTAGATATACTTCTGAACATGGTACAGCAAAAAAAGGAGATTTTTTTAAAAAAACTATTAAAACAGATCCAAAGAGTGCAATAAAATACATTGTTTTTGGAGAAGTAGGTCTGCAGAACAATAATTTTGATAATGAGTTAGATGTGGAATTAAAGACCGGTATTGACCCTGTTATTGTAGCAATAGGTCTTGCCTTAAGAGAGTATCAGGTATTAGCTAACTTTAACTATTATTGTTTTATTGACTCAAACCGGGCGACAGGGCTTGGACTTACATGCTCGGGTAAAAAATTATCTGAAATTGGAAAATGGTTTACAACAAATGTTGGCAATTTACAATTTGACAGAGGTGGTCACAGGCTACCAGCAACCTTTAAGATATAATGATGACGTTTAAACAGTTTCTGCTTGAGGGCGGAGTTGCTGGACATATGGCACATCCTTTTGATCTGCCTAATGTCAATAGCGGCAGAGATCTTATTAACATCTTCAATAAAATAGCCATCAGCTTGACCAAAAAGCCGTCTGCAGTAAAAATTGATGGTGTGAATGCTTCCATCAAACTCATCACCAACAGCAAAGGCAATAAAGAATTTGCCATGGATCGTGGTTCCAACAAACCTGAGGACGTTGAAGGTGTTACCATTGACAAGCTTGCCTTGCGTTTTCCTGAGGGACATGGCATGAGAGACACAGGCAAGACAGTGTTGGAGATTTTTAATCAAGCGCTTCCTTCTGTAGAAAAACAACTCAAACAGTTGAAGATGTGGGATAATAACACCATTCTTTTCAACATGGAGTTTGTCAAAGGTGCAACAAACGTGATTGGTTATGTGAATAATTTTCTTGCCATCCATGGATTGAATGAAATAGTGCAAGTGAAGAGCCCCATTCGCGGAAGTGTGAGTCGCGCTTCACGCGAAGTGTCGTATGATAAAAAGGCTTTGCAATCATTCATAGAAACTATCAAGCCCATTGCTAAGAAACATGGTTTTGATGTTGTTAATGAATTTGCTGTTACTTTGACAAACAAGATTGATTTTAATCCAGAATTAAATTCCAAGTTTTCTGTAAGTTATGATTCACGCAACATACAAGCACATCCTCTGAAGGACTGGTTGAGCAAGGCAAAGAATCCTCGTGCTGACAAGATCAAGCTGGCATCTGGCAAATCCATTGGTGCAATGAGTTTGGAGAATTATAAGAGCATGTCTGCAGGTGTGCCTTTGAATCATTATCTGGGTGCAAATGACAAGGACTATCAAAAAGCCATTGATGGTGCAGTGATGGTGCATGCAACCATCATGATGGGCCAAAAGATAAAGGATGCAGCAACTTCAGAATTGGGCAGTGTGGGTACACAAGAGGGCATTGTTATCAGAGATGCAAACATATCAGTGAATCCATTGAAAATAACAGGCAATTTTTTCACAGGCAAAGAGACAGGGCGCATCAAACAACTCAAAACACAGGAACAAGAAGAAGGCATCCGGGGTCAACTTGCAAACACCAACCGAGTGCAAGACAGGACAAATTATCAGACAAATCCATTGGGTGGTAAGGAGGGTGGGCGAATGACATTGACACCAGGAATGAACATATGAAATTTGATGTGCTAATAGAACAGATACTGCAACAACAAAAGAACAATCTGGTTGTTATTTTTCCGGGAAGATTTCAACCATTTCATGTGGGCCATAAGAAGCTTTATGATGCTGCCAAGCAAAAATTTCCAGGTGCAGATTTTTATGTGGCCACAGCAGATGCAACACAGAGCAATGTCAAGGAGCCAGATCGTTATCCTTTTAATTTTGCAGAGAAAAAGCAGATCATCCAAGCCACAGGCATACCAGAGAATGAGATTGCACTCACACCACAACCTTACAGACCCATTGAAGTGTTGAAAAAATATGATCAAAATGTTGCGAAAGTGGTTTACATTGTTGGTGAAAAAGACATGAGAGAGAATGCAAGATTTTCATTCAAACCAAAGAAGGATGGCTCTGCATCTTATTTCCAGCCATTCAAAAGCTTGAATGAACTGGAGCCTTTCAAAGAACAAGGTGGGCATGGCTACATATATGCACCAGGCACTGTACAGTTCAATGTGGGTGGCAAGAGCATCACTAGTGCCACAGAATTAAGAAACATGTACAAGACAGCAGATGAAGCAACAAGGAAGCAATACATCAAAGACACATTGGGCAAGTACGACCAGGGCATTTACAATTTATTCAATACCAAGCTGAGTTAAGTTTTGTTTTCAAGCAACACAATGGTCTCCATCAACACCTTTTCAAGTGTTTCTCTGGATTCTTTTTTCAACACAGACCTCAACTGATTGACCAATGAATCCCCACCTTTTGCAATGGCTGCATACAGGTCTTCTTCATTGTTCTCTTCCACACCCATCATTTCCATCTGACTGCGCGCTGCTTCATAATCTTTGTAATCAAAAACTGATTCCAGGTCATCATGTGCATTGGTGAGCTTGCTCAATACCCATGCTTCCACCTCACCACCTTTGCGTATGATATCATGCAGCATTGCTGACAGTTTAAAAATTCTAAACAAAAGCTGTTTGGACATGTAATCATTCTTTTCTGTGTCTTCCAATCCATCTTGTGTTGCCATGGCACTATCGCATGATTCACAATCTTCACTCTCTCCATCACAATCTCTCTGCGGCACTTTGAAGCCCTGTATTTTTGTTGGTGAAGGTATTACATTCTCATTGTCTGCTTGTGGTCCAAGGCCAACACTTTCTTTGACAATCTGCAGATTGTAGATGTCATTCAACTGATGATAGTCCTTATGGAACATGTAATTATTTATTCAAATACAATGAAATTATTGCCATTATAATAAGTATTACTATGCAGCCATTCAAGGATTTCTACAATAAACCTGTGTTGGGTGTGGATGAAGTCATCGATGTGGAAGGATTGGGTGTGGTCAAAGCCAAGGTGGACAGTGGCAATGAAGCGTACAATGTGATCCATGGGGTGGATATTTCACAAGAAGGTGAAAACGTCTCTTTTACAACTGTAGGTGGAAAAAAAATGACTGCACCTAGAGATGGTGAGATAAAGATACACATTGGCAGTGGTGTAAAGGAAGACAGGCCCACAGTGAAGCTCAACATCAAGATCAATGGCAAAGCATACAAAGATGTGACATTCAGTGTTGCTGATCGTTCAGAAAATCAAGATCCTATTCTCATTGGTGAACCGTTTCTGAAGCAACTGAATGCAGTGATTGATGTGAACAAGGAAATAAAATAACATGGCTGATGTAACTATAGATGCATTACCGGCAGATTCACCAAGCAGCACAGCTTCTATACCATTTTCTGATGGTGGTGTAACAAAGAAAGTCAACCCTACAAATATTTTAGTTAATGCAGGTAATGTAGGTATAGGTACAGCTAGCCCTACGCAAAAATTAGATGTTGCTGGTGTTATAACTTCTGATTATTTAACTGTTAGAAAACAGAACGATGTAGGAGAAGGTGGTGAAATACAGTTGCAAGGTTCGGGAGGATTTGGCGGGGTTCAGATAGATAATTTAGGCGGTAACTGCAGAATACATACACTGGCTGCAGGTAAGCAATTACAAGTAGTGGGCGGGGGTATATATGCGGAAGGGCCTATAACAGCCACCAGATTGAATGTAGCAGGCACAGTATTACAAGTTGTGTTTAATACAGCATCAACTGAAGTTAGACATGATTCCAACTATGCTAATATAATCTCTAATTCTATAACAACTAAGGGTGCCAATTCAAAGATACTTGTAACCATAAACCAGCATATTTTTACAGATCAAGACACAGGCTATGGTTTTCGCATTGTAAGAGACGCATCTGTCATATACACTGCTGTAAATGCTGGTGCCAGCGGATTTGGAGTAGGAGGGAGTGTCAACACACAGATATATAATTTTGTAACCTTTCAATGGTTAGACAGCGGAGCAACTACACAAAATCAAGCCTATACTTATTATGGTCAAGGCTGTCGAAATAATGGCGGTAGAGGATGCACTTCCAATCCTGGCAGCAACAGAACATCCACCATCACTTTGATGGAAATAGCAGGTTAATTAATTCTGCGCAAACTCTACAAACTTGTAGAACTCAGCTCTGGAATTGTCATTGTTATCCAAGAACGCACCAGACATTCTGGCTGTGCGCATGGTGGAATCATGACGGATGCCACGATTGGAACAACATGTGTGATTGGCTTCAATTAGCACTGCCACACCATTGTTCTTCTCACACACCAAATCAATGTGTGCATGAATTTGCATGGTGAGGTTTTCTTGCACCTGTGGACGACGAGCAAACCAATCCACCACCCGGTTGAGCTTGCTCAAACCAATGACCTTGCCTTCCTTGGATGGGATGTAAGCCACATGAGCCACTCCAGTGAAGGGTGCATGATGATGTGAACACAATGAAGTTAATTTGATGTTGTTTTGACACACCATGCCATCATATTGATCAATGTTATCAAAAGCGGTGATTTTGGGAGGCAAGCTGTAACAACCCCATGCAAAGTCTTCCACAAAAGCCTTGGCCACTCGGTGCGGAGTGTTGTCACTGTTAGGATCATTTCTCCAATCATATCCTAAAGCATCCATGTAAGCTTCATAAGCCTTAGATGCTCTTTCAATGATTTGATCTCTTTCTTCTTGAGTATGAGGATGATTGTGATTAGCGAAAGCAAGTTTTACATTGGACATATATATATTATATGATAAGATGTAACCAGATCAACATAAATAATATTACGTATGGCTGATGTGACAATATCCGCATTAGGTGATTTAATACCGACAACAGGTTTGTTCCTGCCTGTATCTGATGCATCAACCACTGGCAAAGTGACCTTGTCTCAAGTGCGCGTGGCCATTAAGAATTTTGGCAATGAAGCAGTGTGCATATTCTATGATGTGTAAAGAAATAATGATATGAAATACAATTATGTAATATTAGAGAGCTTAAAGAAGACAGCTTTGAAACGCATACGCATCAAGGTGGATCCAGCACAAGTGAGTGCTGAAGCTGACTTCACAAAAGTGGATGGTTATGAAGGATATGTATTGGAAGAAGGCAAAGGTCATTTGAAGATTCTGGTGCTTTCCCCAGAAATGAGCATTGAGACAATTCCTATGGAATTCATTGAGGCCATAGCTGCAGAAGCAGATTATGATTCATTTTGCTGCTTCAAAGAATACCTGATCAGGCAATTGCTTAAAGATGGAAAAATAATGAATGATCCCATCATAGCACAGATAAATAATACAAACAGCTTGTGTGATGTGGAGACCATCATTCGTCAATGTGGGTACACAGGAGACAAGCTGGCAGACTTATACAGAGGATTTTTATCAGATGAAGAAACTTGAATTTAACGATTTAGTGAGCGTCATTCTTAATGAAGATGGTTTTCTTCGCAAGATAGGCAAAGGCTTGATCAAGCCATCCAATTGGGTTGGTGCTGCAGCTGCAGCTGTGAATGCACCCAAAGCCATAACCACAGCTGTGATGGGCAGGGGGCAAATAGGCAGAGGGTTAAATGCATTGCAAGGTGGTCTAGCCAAGGGTGAAAATCGCAGAGAAGAAGAACAAAAGAAGAAAGATGAAGAGCTTAAAAAGCAGCATGACAAAGTAGAACATTTTGACAAAACGTTTGTGGATACCCTTCTCATGAAATCCAGACCAGGCACACCGGCACAGCAGACAACGGCTGGCAGCATGCAAGCAGCCGGCACAGTAACTGGAGGCACAGCAACACCTGCTGGCAGCAGTGGCACCAGCTCAGGATCTGTGACAGCACCCATGTCACAAACACCTGCAGCTGCACCAGCAAATCCCAAGGAGGGTGAAGTGTTCTCCATAGTTAGTCAACAAGGTCGGGTGCAAAAATATAAGATTTTAAAGATTGACAAGGCTGTGGTAAGTGCAACACCAGTCATATAAATAACTGCATGTCCAAGTTAACAAGTTTCACCAAGAGAGGCTTCTACATTGTGAATGCAGATGGCAATGTCATCCTGAATGAGGCGCATATGCCTCTTATATTTGCCACAAAAGAAGCAGCAGAAGAGTATTGCATGCAAAATAACATTCAAGGCACAGTCAAATAACAGTTGATTTCCAGAAAAACACCCTTATAATAATACAGGATATAGAAAAGACAGTTACTACACCTCATGCATTTGATGTTGATATAGTGATATTAAGGTATACAATAAACATATGAAATACGAAAGTACAAAAATTATTGAATTGGGTAGTTGCGCTTTTAGACAATGGAAGGCAGACAGTCACTGCAAATTTATACATGGATACAGACTAGTCGCGAAATTTCAGTTTGCATGCAATCGATTGGATGAAAGAAATTGGGTGGTTGATTTTGGTGGCTTAAAGGCTCTCAAGCAAGTATTTGCAAAACAATTTGATCATACATTATGCATTGCAGCAGATGATCCCTTGTTGGAAACATTCAAGCAATTGCATGCAACAGGTGCATGTGATTTGAGAGTCATGTCCAAAGGTGTTGGCATTGAAAGAACAGCAGAATATTGCTTTGATGTGGCTGATGCACATGTGAGAGGCATTACAAACAATAGATGCTGGGTGGAGAGAGTGGAAGTGTGGGAACATGATAAAAACTCTGCCATTGTTTCTTTTGATTCTGTTATTACACCTCAGCAAACAGGCAACACTGTGGCCACCACCATACAGGCACCCATCAATCAAGTGAAAGATTTCTTAGAAGATGTGGCTGCAGAAACAGGCATAAATGTGGCAAACATTCTCAAGAATGCTCCACCCCCTGCATCGCAAGGTGCACGTGTGGGTAACGTCACCACCACGAGTTATTCCAATTTGTTTGGAGGTACCAGCTGGGGCCAGTGATGGATGCAGAAACCAAGCAGCAGTTGTATGGTGGTGAGATAAGTGATTTTCTGCCCAAGAAAGCAGAAAAAGAATTAAAAGACGATTACAAAGCTATTGAGGACATATATCTCAATTTGAAAAAGAAATCACTTAAATTTGATGCTCGCGATTACCTTGACAATAAACTTGAGTAGCTTGCTTCTGGTTATGTCATCTTCAGTGAAATGAAATGCATGTATGCCATTGTCATGGCTTTGGTCTGTATCAAAAGCTTTCATGATGTTTGCAAATCCAGATTTTTGTATGTCAGATTGAAGTGAATCACCTATAACAAACAGTTTACAGTTTTTACCAAATCTCGTTAGAATAGTAACCAATTCGCTGTGCTCCAGATTTTGTGCTTCATCCACTATCACCACATTGTTCATGAATGTGGCACCACGCAGAAAATTCACTGGTATGCTCTTCAAATAATCACTCTCAAATAACATTTCTGTTATTTGTTTACCTACTAACTCATCACATTTCTCCACAAGAGGTATGCTCCATGGTTTGAACTTTTCATCCACTTCACCTGGTAGACTGCCCAATTTGCGTGTTGCAGATTCCACAATGCTTCTGATGTACACAATTTCATCTATCTTTTTGTCCTTGAGCATGGTCAATGCTACATACACAGCTAGATATGTCTTGGAAGACCCTGCAGGTCCATCACAGAATAAAATTTGTGATGCTTCATCCATGGCTTTTTCAACGAAAGATTTGTGATGGTCATTTAAATGAAATTTCTGATCAATTCTAAAGTTAAGAAATATGTCATTTCTTATGATACCATTTTCATCTTTGGGTTTAACAGCTTTCTTGAGCTGTCTATTCTTTTTCGACATCTACATGTATTTATTCTGGATAATCTTCTTTTATAACCTATATTATCAACATAATGAACATTGTTGTTACAGGTGGCCTGGGTTTCATTGGTTCACACTTGATAGAAGTGCTCCTGCAAAAAACAGACGCAAATGTACACTGCTTTGATAATGAAACATATGCTGCAAATTTGCATTTTAAACAGAAAATGTCTCATAACATGCGCTTATTTTTTCATAAAGTGGACATATCCAAGAGTGAGCAACTGGCCTGTGTTTCACCATACATAGATAGCATTGATTACGTGATTCACTTGGCAGCTGAGTCGCATGTAGATAACAGCATACATAGACCGGACATATTCGTTTTAACCAATGTTCTGGGCACTTTCAACATGTTGGAATTTGCCAGAAAAAGCAACATCAAGCGGTTTGTGCATGTGAGCACAGATGAGGTGTATGGATCCATTGATAATTCAGAACAACAAGCTTTTGTAGAGACCACAACACTTGATCCAAGTTCTGTGTACTCCTCCACCAAAGCGTCGTCTGATCTCATTGTGAACAGCTACTTCAAAACTTACAATCTGGACACCTGCATTACCAGGTGTTGCAACAACTATGGATCCAGGCAAAATAAAGAAAAATTGCTCCCTAAGCTCATAACCAATGCATTAACAGATCAATTGATACCAGTTTATGGCAATGGCAGAAATGTGAGAGAATGGATTCATGTGGTGGATCATTGCAATGCCATCTTGTGTGTGCTCAACAAAGGCATTGCCGGTGAAGTGTACAACATTGGCACTGGTTGCACCGTGGCTAACATAGATCTGGTTGAACATGTCCTGAATAAATTAGGCAAAAGCAAAGATACAATTACATTTGTTGAAGACAGAAAGGGTCACGACTTGAAGTATGAAATTAATTCCAACAAAATAAAGACCAAGCTGCTCTGGCAGCCTCAGATTGATTTTTTTGATGAAGGATTAGATTTAACTATTGATTATTATAAAAATACACTATAATAGAGTACAAGCATATGAGTGATCAAACTATCTTCCTAAGCGACGACAAAATATTTTATACACTGGAAGGTGAAGGTGAATATGTTGGGTGTCCTTCAGTATTTATGCGTCTGTCCATGTGCAACTTGACATGCAAAGGTTTTGCATCTGCAGATGCACCCAATGGATGTGATAGTTTCATTAGCTGGTCAGTAAAAAATAGAATGACCTTTGATGAAGTATTTGATTACATGACGCAACGTGGTTATCAATGTCATTTAAGGGATGGTGCTATCTGGAAAATTACCGGCGGTGAGCCGCTTATTCAGCAGAAAGCCCTTCTAGAACTTGTAGATCAATATATTTTTAGATTCGGCTACGTACCAAAGATTGATTTTGAAACCAACGCAACAATATTACCTGATCAACAATGGAAAGACTGGGGTGCTACGTTTACTACATCACCAAAATTAAGCAACAATGGTGACCCTGTTGAAAAAAGATACAAACCGGAAGTGCTGAAGTGGCATGCTCAAAATAAGTCTGGATTTAAATTTGTTGTTAGCGGTGAAGATGAAGTGAATGAAATTCTCGAAAAATACGTGCAAGATTGTAAAGTACCAACAGATCGTATTTGGCTCATGCCCTGTTGTGGCAGCAGAGATGAACACACTGAAAAATGTCCCATGGTTGCTGAGTTTTGCAAGAAACATAATTTTAAATTCAGCCCCAGATTGCAGCTTGTAATTTGGAACAAAGCTCTTAAAGTATAACATGAGAATCGCCATATCAGGTACATCTTGCCAAGGTAAAACTACGTTTATAAATGATTTTATAAAACACTGGCCTGCTTACAATCGTTCTCAGGAATCATACAGAAAAGTTCTCAAGGATGAAAAGCTTAACATTAATAAAAAAGTTGATAAGGATGGACAATGGAAGATTTTGAACTGTCTCATTGATGACATTCAAAAAACATCCAAAGGTGACAAAATTATATTCGATCGCTGTCCACTAGATAATTTGGTGTATTCATTGTGGAGTGAAGAAAAACAAGCTTCAGATATTGATAAAAAATTTATTGACAAATGCATTCCTCTTGTGCAAGAAAGCATGCGCGCAATTGACATAATACTGTTCATCCCCATCACCAGAGCTGCACCGGTTAAGCTGGAAATAAAAGAAAACAGAGAGCTTGACAAAGAATTTATTGAGGAAATTGATAACATATTCAAAGCCATAGCACGCAACCTGATGTCCAAAGGTGTTTGTCCATTCATGAAAGAAGATGACAGACCGCCCATGATAGAAATCTTTGGCAATCCTGAGCAACGCGTAGAAATGTGTAAACTTTACATTGACAATCAAGGAGATCTTATTGATGAGGGTAAGAGCATCTTGGACACAGAGAACTTGAGTAAAATGGAGCAACTCTTGAACATGCAAAAGGGTATCTTGAAAGATGAAAAATTTGAAGCGGCAGTCACAAAAAGAATCATCACTAGCCTTAAATAATAACATGGCACAGTTCAATGACAAGTATGAAGAGCTTCTGGAAAGCTTCAAATACATCAAGACAGTTAAAAGAGAGTTTTACCCAAAAAACTTCAGATTATCAGAGACATTTGTCAAAGCTTTCAGAGCTGAGTACAAACGGCTACTTGATGAAGGCATACATCCTCGCAAAGCTTTGGTGAAGCTCAACAAAGCACTCTTATTCCACTCAAATTAATTCCGAATAAAACACACGCCACAGCAAGGGTGTTTGATATTTGACGCGGTAACCGGTGCTTATTTTAAAAACCAAATTGTTGTGGATGTCGGCACTTATTTCTGTTACAAACGGCTGACTGGAGAGTGTGACAACAGGTGTGAAGAAGAAATGAAATGGCTTGAGCTCGCCCAATGTGAGACGAGGATTGCGTGTAAAAAAGCCGGATAATACATATGTTGCTGTGTTGGTGCTCTGTGAAACAGTCATATACTTCAAGCTTGGATTGATCCAATCAGAGCTGCTTGATTCATCAACTATGTATCTGTACAATGTGTTTTGATAAGTTGTGAGTGCTGACAGGGTGGTGGTTGTGAGCAACACATATTCTGGTGAACCGGTGACACTTGTGGATCTTGTAATCATTCCACCGTTAATGGTGAATGTGTTGTTGAAATTTGCGCTTAAAGACACACCAGACAATCCATTTGCAAAGAATGTATTGCTTGTGATTGTATTTATTGCAGAAAAAGATTCAATGTAACTGCTGTGTCCAGACAAGTTACCTACAGCCGTGGCATTTTTATTAACATCTGTCTTTAGGAGATTAATATTTGTAAAATCAATAGCTTTAGTAAAATCACCAGATTGAATGACAAACAGGTCTCCGTCAACGACTTGTTCAACTCGAGAAAGCATTGTCTTATACTGTTGTATAAGTATACAACAATCTCCAGTAAAACGATGTGTCCTGAGGCACCCTGTACCCGGTATTCACAGTAAATGTTAATCCATTCAGCCCATCATTAATGACATTATTAACATATGGAAAGGTGGACAGTTGTGATGTTGTCATTAGCGTAAAATGTTGTGGTTGTATGGAACCTGGAGAAACAGTAGGATATCTGCTAAAGAACCCGGCAAGATAATATTGTTGTGATGCATTGTTTGCTAGAACAGTAACAAAATTTTGACCAGCATCTGTGCTTGATTCATCCACTACAATCTTGTAGAGTGTGTTTTGAAATGTAGTTAATGCAGGCAATACAGTGTTGTTTATGTGTTGGTACTCTGGTGAGCCTAGCACATATGATGCGCTGGTTACAATACCACCATTAATTGTGAATCTGTTATAATAATCAGTTGGAGCAAATATGCCTGCTTGATTGTTTGATGCATAGTTTAAACTGGCAACTGTGCACAGTGCATTAACGTTTGTAAAGTAACAATTTGTACCAGAGAGACTGCCTATGACAGTCGCGTTTCCTGAAGCATCAGTCTTTACAGCATTAAAATTCTCAAAATCAATGGTTTGCAGTCCATTGTCTGTCTGTATGATTAACAAATCACCATTAACAGCTTCCTGTGTTTGTGGTAAATTTGTTATGCTTACTATGTTACTGTTTGAAGTATTGATTGCCATCTCTGTTATTTATACTAATATATCTGAATATGCAAAAGATTGGAGTAGGTATAATTACATGCAATCGACCCAAGTTCTTTGTAAAATGCTTCAAATCAATACCGCAAAACGTTGAGCTTGTTGTTGTTAATGATGGTGCTGACTTTGAAGATGTTGGAAGATTGCATAGCATGCGTAAATTCGAATACATTCACAACAAGGAAAACCTTGGTGTTGGCAAAACAAAAAACAAAGCATTCAAATATCTGCTTGAGCAAAATTGCGATCACATCTTTGTTATTGAAGATGATATTGTTGTTAAAGATCCTGCTGTTTTTGACAAATACATAGAAGCACGAAATTTAACAGGCATACAGCACTTTAATTTTGCCTATCATGGGCCTGCAAATAAAAATAACATATCTGGTGGCAAACCAACTCCACGGTTTGTTGTTGACTATGGCAGCATAAAGGTGGCCATTAATCCTGCCAGTGTTGGTGCATTTTGCTATTACACCAGAGAAGTGCTTGAAAAGGTTGGTTTAATAGATGAGGATTTTCTCAACGCTTTTGATCATGTGGATCATGATTATCGTATATTCAGAGCCGGGTATTCTACACCATACTGGAATTGGCCAGATCTGGCCAATAGCATGGATTACATAGATGAAATCGAATGTTCTGAAAAGAGTAGCACCATAAGGCCAAGAAAAGATTGGCAAGAAAACCTCACAAAAGGAGCTGAGTGGTTTAAGAAAAAACATGGATACATGCCTGCATGGCAAGGTTGTGTGCCAGATACGACCAAGGAAGATGTTGTCAAATTTCTTAGATCCATAAAACCAAAATGAAAATAAGTTTGCTTGTACCAAGCAGAGAAAGATTGAATCTCAAGCTAACACTCATTAGCTCCATTATGACCTCAGTGAGTGACATCAATAATGTGGAGCTTGTTTTTGGTGTTGATGAAGACGATCCCAAGCGAGACATTGTTCATAAAATTGCTCAAGCAATACCATTTGTACGTATTGTTGATATTAAAAATGATGGAAAGTTCATTGGTATTAATCGCATATGGAATATTTTAGCTGCTAATACAGACAATGAGCTGTTTGGTTATGTAGGTGATGACATGATCTTCATGACACCAGATTGGGATAAAGAAATTTTGAAAGAGTTTAACAAAACAAATTGCCCTGCAGATAACATCAAGCTTGTGCATTGCTATGACGGGCATCGCGATCGGGATGAAATATGCGTTAATGCTTTTGTACATAGAAAATATTATGAAGTGCTTGGTTATTTCTGCAAGGAAGACTTCTTAATCAATTGGTCTGATCAATGGATGTATCAAACGTTTAATGCATTTGACAGAATAAAGTACCGACGTGATATGCACATTCAACACAATCACTGGATTTACGGAGGCAGAAAAAAAGACAGCACAGCTGATAGAATGCTTTCAGATAATCACGACAGGATAAGTGATCAGCTTTGGCATGACCTTGCCCCCGAAAGAGTTGCAGCTGTAAAAAAACTAGGTAAATATCTCAACATTGACCCTGACTGGACAAAGGTCGATTGTGGTAAACAAAAATGAGCAAACACTCTCCAAAACCAAAGCTTTCCATCCTGATACCTTCCACACCCAACAGAGTGGCAGGCAAGATGCTTGAGTTGTTTAATTGTCTTGAAAAACAAGTTAATAAATTATCCAATCCTAATGATGTTGAGCTGCTAGTATTGCTGGACAATAAAAAACGCTCCATAGGATTCAAGCGCGAATCATTGCTATATATTGCACGTGGTGATTTTGTTGCTTTCATGGATGATGACGACATGGTACATGATTTTTATATTGAGGAAGCTGTGAGAGCAATTGACGCGCATCCTGAGGTGGACGTTATTACTTTCAAAGAGTATGTGTATATAAATGATTCACCGCGGTATGAATTGACCTTTGAACTTGGCTATCCGAAAAATGACGCTGTACAGATTCCAGATGCAAAGCGGCCACCATGGCACTGTTGTTTCTGGAAGAGGACCTTGGCACAGAAGTACCACTTTCCAGACCTAATGTATGGTGAGGATTGGGCTTGGGCATCACAAATCAATCAAGAAGCAAAAACAAGCCATCACATAGATAAATTCATGAGAACTTACAAGTATAATGACACTGTCACAGAAGCCATTGAATAGCATAGTTAATGAAGCGTATTGCTAATTTTACCCAAACATACAAGGGAAACTCACATTGGTCACCAGGCAGTGATGGTAAGAGCAGAGATTTTCTCATTGAAGCATTATGTAAAAATTCGGGAAAAATTAATGCTATGCAGTTGCTTGATTATCAAACACTCAATTTTCATAACATGGACGTTGAGCACTGCAAAACCTTAGCACAACAAATCAAAACCGTATTACCAGACTGTGAATTTTTTGTTTATAAAAATATGAGTTTTGGAAGCACAATATTAAAGCACATGCATCATTTAAAAGAAAAAGGCATTTCTGATGTGTTGTGGGTGCAGGATGATGAATTCTTTACACATACAAATTTTAAAGATTTTGAAACGTTAATTACTTTCTACAGAAATACACCAGAAGTTAAACATATAAATTTACTCAATCGTCTTGAAGATAATACACAAATAAACGCATATGCCCAGCACAAGGGCATATCACCAGTTGACAGTATACAAGTTACAAATAATATCATATTACACAAAACCCATGCACGTGACATTGAGCCTGCTAATAATTACGTAATGGATTTCTCCGCTTTTATTTGTGACATAGATTATTTTCTTGATAAAATGTATGATGCATCATTCATTGATCACCTTGATGCATACAGACTAGAAGGTGCAGTAAATGCAAAATGCTTACAAAACAATGTGCAGCGGTTCTTCACCAACATAAATTTCTTTGAATCGTTCAACATTGTTGGCATGCCACCTTCACTTGGCCATGGACCTGCAGCACTAGCGCGTCTCAAAAAAATAGTAATAAAAGATGCTTGAGTTTTCCAAACAATACATTATTATTGTAACATGATTTTAAATGACGTTAAGGTATATGATGGTAAGCTACTTCACTCCAGATTTGCATATAAGTTTTTTCGTGAAAGAACTCTGCCAATTGGTAATATTATTGCTTTCCGTTCACCCATGCATGTTGAAGCAGACGGAATGATTGACACAGAAGACGTCCTAAACAATGACTACATTTACAGCGATGATGCAATTAATTTTCTTTGGGAGATACCCAACCTGGATCCATTTGGAGCAGTTGCATGGCAGAGACTATTCAATACACAAATAGCTAACATCTTGAGCACTCAGTATCTCAGCACACCAATTGAAGTGAATGGTGATGATTTAATTGTGCACAAGGAACACACACAAGGTGGTGTTACACAGCCCAAGGGCAAATGCAGCGTGAGCATCACATATTCTTCCAACAATGTGGCTCTTGGTCATACTGGTATTAATGTTGTTGCTGGAAAGAAAGCGCCTGCTTTTGCTTACTCGACTAATCTTACAGACGGCCAATCAATTGAATTCATGAAGCAAGTAGTTGAGCTTTTCTACAAGCTTAATGATGACATTTTTATTGCGACTTCAAAAGTCATTAGCTAATGACCATATTTGATTTTATTTCAAATATTGCATTCACAAAGAATAAAAACTGTCTCAATTCAATAGACGAAGAGTCAGAGTTTCAACCGTTTTTAGTCAATCGCTGGTTGAGTATGTATTCATCTGAACTTGCCAAAGTATCAAACACGCTGAACAAATATATTGGCGTTTTTGAATCTAAAAAAGATCTATTTGCATTATTCTGTGCCACATTTCCTCGTGTGTCGGCCAAGAAAATAACATATTTTAAGAAAACTAAGGAACCTAAAGACCTAAAGGATGACGAAATTATTGCGCAAATTGCAAAAAATATAGAGCTCTCACAACGCGAAATACGCAATTATATTGGCACCTTACAGCAAGCAGACATTGATAAAGCATAACATCTAATTAAATTACAGTATGCCTGCAAATATTGATCTTCTACCAACACAAAAAAGTCTGCTTGATCTGTCTGAACTTCCAAAAAATAGCTTCAATTCCGTTTTTTACGGTTATAATATTAAATCTGTTCTTGATGATGTATTACTTGTAAAGTATGCTGATGAAACTGAAGATGGTACCTCTATTGTGCGCAATGGGATTGTTATTCCCATTAATGCAGATACAAAAGCGTGGCGCATAGGTGAAGTAATACTTTGTGGACCATGTGCAAAATATGTCAAAGTGGGGGATTATGTTTGCTTTCCTAACAACCTTGGTGTGCCTGTTGCCAATCTTGACATTGAAAACCATGGCAGCTTAAAGAAGGGGTTATTTTTAAACGAGCAACGCATTTTTGGTATATGTTCAATAACAAAAGATAATGAAACTGTCGCTGCCCACATTAAAAGGTCTTCTTCTAAACAACGTAGTGGAAATTAAGTTCTTGCGCAAGCGACCACGCTTGGGTGCACCTCCTACGAGAAGAATGCTTTGCACAAACGCTTTGTCGCTTCTCATGAGCCCCGAAGGCAGAATAGCTCTTAATTATCGTCGCGCCATTAATTACCCAAAATATGATCCTGCAGCTAAGAACGTTCTAATAACCTGGGATATATTCATGCAAGATTACAGAAGCATCAACATGGCAGCATGTGACATGATTCAAGCCATACCGGCAAATAAACAATTTTGGAAATACTTTAATGAGCGTCTCTCTTTGCTAGATGCACAGCAAAAAATGAGGTTCATGAATTCATGACGTCAGTTGAACAGATTGAACGGGGCATAACCGCCTTTTTGCAGCACAATGTGACATTTGCATTAGAGAATAAGATTGTAAAAAGAGGGAAAATTATTCTCTTTTGTGTTAAGGACTTTTTTTGTGTCTTTACATTAATTTGCGAAGAAAAAAATAATAAAAAAATTATCTATGAAATCCCGTACCCTTTTGCATTTAATATTGCAAATAAAAAAGCGGTATTTGATTATTCAGTAAATACATTTTGCAAAACAAATAAAAATTTGTCTGATATTATCAAGACACTGGGCATTGAGAAAACGTCAAAGTTGTTTAATAAACGACTCATAGTGAATATAGTTTAATTTACTTTTTTGTAGTATATAATATAATTGTGTTCAGCAGATATCTATCGCATTTTCCAAAAGAATATGAGCCAAGTCAGCAGCAAATTAAACTCATACGTGGTGTAGAAAAAGCTTTCAACAATGGCAAGAAGTTTGTGATCTGTTGTGCGCCAACAGGCACAGGCAAAAGCTTTCTGGCGAAAACTCTGTCCGGGCTTGGCTCCCGACCCAATGAAACGTTCATCAACAGTGTCAACACATATGCAGCCTACAAGCAGGACTTTGCCGGTAATTATATTAATGAGGTGGATTGTCTCTCTCAACCACCCTTTGGTACATTTGCACTAACAATTACAAAATCTCTGCAAGACCAATACTTGAAACTCTTTCCTGATACTGACATTCTCAAAGGCAAATCTAACTACATTTGTGATGTAGATCCAAATTTTGATGTGGAGACAGCTCCATGTGTGCTTGTTTCCAAGATAAGGGATGAATGCTGGGAGAAGAATCGCTGCCCGTATTATAATGCCCGCAATCAATCTCTTTTGTCGAATTTTTCTGTGTTAAATTATAAAATGTTTCTTGCACTGCCTAATCATGTTAAGCGTAAGAATTTTATTATTTGTGATGAGGCTTCTGAACTCGAAGAAGAATTAGTCAAACGGTTCTCAGCAGAGGTTGTTTATGATCGCTTAAAGCAATACGACATTAGTTTTAGCTCACTCATTACAGATAACAAAGATAAGACAAGAGCATGGATTTACGATTTGATTTTTAATGTAAGCGAGCAGATTAATAGCCTTATCAATCGAGTTAATAAAAAACAGCGCACTCTTTCACAACCAGAAAAAATAAAATTACAATACCTGAAGAATTTACACAATTCTCTTACCATGGTGGACAGTCTGTGGAAAGATTGTGAGTTTGTTATTGATAAAGACAGCAAGAAGGTAACTATTACACCACTCAAGGCGGACCGTCTTACAAAATTTATCTTTAACCATGCCGATAATGTGTTGCTCATGTCTGCAACAATTATTGACCATGTAAATTTTGCTAAAACTCTTGGCATTAAAGACTATGAATATGTGGAAGTGGAAAGCGATTTTAATCCTCAGAAGTCACCAATATATGTTTCATCTCAAAATAAATTAAATTACAAAAATCTAACTAACATATTGCCCAACATTTGCGAGCAAATTAAAGTGATAATAGATCATCACAAAACAGAAAAAGGAATAGTTCATACACACTCGCGCGACATTACAAATTTCTTAAAGAATAAACTATCAAACAACAAGAGATTTTTATTTCGGGATGATTTGGCAAATAATGAAGCAATCTTAAGGCAGCATTATGAAGCTGATTTCCCTACCATTCTAGTTTCGCCGTCACTATCTTTTGGTGTGGATTTAAAGGACGATTTGGCCAGATTTCAAATTATTATCAAGCTGCCTTTTCCACCATTATCTTCCAAGCGCATTAAAAAATTGTTTGATGTTGATAAGGATTGGTATGAAAACAAGATGCTTAACTCTTTAGTACAAGCATGTGGCCGCGCAACGCGCAGTAAAAATGATTTCTCAACCACGTACATTCTTGATGGCAACATAGTTAATACGCTCAAACGTACAAAAGATAAGCTGCCTAAATCTTTTATTGAGCGTATTTGTTAATAAATATAATAGTGAAACTAGAAACATTTCATTTTGAGATAAAAGACTTAATAACTCAGTTTGTTGCTGCATTTGATGACATTATTATCAAGCGTTACGACAAGAACCGCATTCCACAAAACAAAGTGCAAGTAAGGTATGTATATGCACCAAAAGAGCGGGTATTGTATGACATTGTTAACAAATCACAAAATTTAACTGTGCCAGTTGTATCAGTGTGCATAACAAACATTGCACGAGATGAGGAACGTGTTTTCAATAAAACTAGCGGCTTCTATCTTACCAGAGGTGCAACAGAAACTGCTACAAGCGCCACCTCACAATATTACAGGACTCCTGTGCCCGTTAACATTGGTGTATCCATGTCCATTGTAACAAAGTTTCAATCTGACATGGATCAAATCATTTCAAATTTTGTTCCATATAACAATCCATACATTATCATCTCTTGGAAGATACCCTACTCAATAATACCCAACGGGTTTGACATACCACAAGAGATACGCAGCGAGGTGCTGTGGGATGGAGGAGTGAACCTCACATATCCAACTGATATGCAGTCTAATGAGAAATATCGTATAATTGGCGACACATCATTCATTATCAAAGGATGGCTGTTCCCTTACATGCAGAATCCTGTGGGTAACATTTATTTTATCAACAGCAACTTCCAGGCCGCATCAATACTAACAGATTATGACACCCTCACAGGTAACACATACATGTATCCCGCTAGCACAGGGCTAGTGAGCGACACAGAAACCGTTTCCATATCTGGCACACCACAATACACTAACATTGATTCTGGCACATCATTTTCTTAATAAATGAACAATTACAGTTTAAGTTTAGAATAGTGCATATAAATATAATAAATCCATATGGCCAACCAAGAATCTAACAGAGAGAGTACATTCGGCAGAGATTTGATGAAATACATATCATCTAAACTACCCTACCAATCTCTCAATATTGAAGACAGGATCAACTCGCTCAATCCAAAATACGAAGATTTTTTTGACAAAGGCACACATCGTGAAGAAGCCCTGTCAAGGCAATCCATCTCTTCTTCACTTGCATTCACAGATGATCTGTACGCTAATGTAATTCAGAACAAAGACTATCATAACTACATGTATGCCAACTTGCAGCCTGACAAAGGCCGCCGGCTCATGGATTACAGAGTAATGGCTGCATTCTCAGAAGTTGCCGATGCATTAGATGAAATATGTGATGAGTTTATAAACAAGGATGACAATGGTGAAATTGTCAAGCTCAAGATGAAAGCCGATTCACTCTCTGAAGAGCAAAAAGAGAAGCTTAAGAAAGAATTTCAAAAATATATAGGTTATTTTGATCTGGAGAACAAAGGATGGGAATACCTGAGACAGCTGTTAGTTGATTCAGAAGTATACTTTGAGCACATTGTTCATAAGAAATACCCTCAAGAAGGCATTCTGGGTGTTGTTGCTATTCCACCAGATCTCATAGATCCTATCTTTGAGAATGTGCAAAATCAAATTGTCAGAGGTTATCTGTTGCGCAAGAATATTTACGATTCAAAGAATCCTGGTAAAGTTTCAAAAGTGGAGCTTGTGCCCATGGATGTGAATCAAGTCACATACATCAATTCAGGCATATGGAATGAATCAAAGACTTTGAGACTACCGTTCATTGAGAACGCCAGAAGAGCTTACAGACAACTATCACTTATAGAAGATGCCATTGTAATTTATCGCTTGGTCCGAGCACCAGAGCGTTTGGTTTTTAATGTGGATGTGGGTAACATGCCCCCGCCCAAAGCAGAGGCATATTTGCGCAAACTAATGACAAATTACTGGTCCAAGAGAACTTATGATGCCGACCAGGGTGCATCTGTGCAGAAGTTTAATCCACAATCCATGCTGGATAGCTTCTGGTTTGCCAAGCGCGCTGGCAGTGAAGGCACAACTGTGACTCAATTGCCTGGTGGTGCAAATCTCGGTGAATTGACTGACTTGATGTATTTTGTACAGAAACTTTACAAATCGCTCAAAGTGCCTGTGACGCGTCTGAATGCAGAAGATGTGTTCAAGGATGGCACAGATATTCTTCGCGAAGAATTGAAATTCGCGCGATTCATCATTCGCCAGCAACAGCGCTTCGCCACAGGTCTCAAGAACGGATTCATCACACATTTAAAGCTGAAGAAACTTTGGGAGGAATATAACCTTCGAGAAGCTGAAGTGGATATCACTCTCAATGTGCCAACAAACTTCTATGAGCTCAGAGAAAATCAAAAATTCCAGCTCAAAGCTGAAAACTTTAATTCCATCACACAAAGTGATCTTGTTTCAAAGACTTATGCACAGAAGAAATATCTTGGCTGGACAGATACAGATCTCATGGCTAACAGAGAATTTTTGAGAAAAGACAGACAACTGCTTTGGGAATTAGACCAAATTACAAACAGTGGACCAAATTGGAGAGAGCTGGGAGCTGTGGCACCTGGTCAAGGGCCTGAGGCAGGTGCTAGCGCGGCAGGCGGAGGAGCCGCAGGTGGTGGTGGGTCAAGATTGCCTCCAGAATTTGGCCCAGGGCCTGGTGGTGCTGCAGGTGAAGCAGGCGCAGAAGCGCCAGCAGCTGGTGGAGGTGCAGCTTCTGGGAGTGCACCTACGGGAGGTGAAACTGCTACTCCCGCGGCATAAACCGCTTAAATAAATTAAATAATATATATGGACTGCACTGCAATAACGCCTATAACAGCGTTTCAAAGTACTAATCTTAGTAGCAAGATAGACTCATTCTCACGTCTTGGTGATAGGATTACACGCAGTCTTGGTGCTCCCTTAATTAACCTGGAACTACATCATGATCAATTGTTTGAGAACATTTCTATATCATGCGAAATGTTTGCAAGATATGCAGGCTACACAGAAGAAATTTTAGTGTTTGACTCAGATTTATATGTGGACGGCAAGGGCATTAGATTGGATGAATTGTTCAGCATTACACCATTTTTTAACAAAACAAATACACCATCAAAGACGGTTTATGCTGCAACGTCTTCTATTAACAGCAACATATTCAATGCATCAACAACCTTATCAAGCACATATGCAGATGGAATTTTTAAGAATCAAATTTTAACCACATCAAACTATTTGAGTGTAATTAACTTTAACGGTACACTTGCACAATACTTCAACCCGTCTTCCAATAGTCAAGACAGGTATGTGAACAGCTTTGACTATGATGCCATGGAGTACAGAAAAGTAATTGATGTTATAGATTTTGAAGAAGGCAGTTCTTCTGGTGTGAACACTTTGTTTACAATTGAACAAACACTTGCACAGCAAACATATTTTAGCTACGCCATGGGCAACTATGGCTTCGATCTCATCAGCTGGTACACATTGAAGAACTGGATGGAAATTCGCGAAAAATTACTTGCAACACGCAGGTATTACACATTTGATGACAGAACTCAATGTCTAGTTTTTTATCCACCACCGCGCACACCTGGATCAGGCAGCCGCTTCTATGGTGCCATGCCATGCTATGTGGAACGGCCTCTGAGAGACATCATTAAAGAGCCCTGGGTGTATCAGTATGCGCTGGCATTAAGTAAGATTACAGTGGGCAATGTGCGCGGTAAATACACAGGCACAACACTGTTTGGTGGTGGTCAAATCAATTACACAGATCTTCTTTCACAAGGCCTTGCAGAAAAAGAAAGACTGGAACAGAAGCTGTATGAAGGTGCACCAGGGTTGGGTGCAGCTGCACCACCTCAATTCTTTGTTGGATAATGATTCCATTAAACAAAACAGACAAATACAGACAAGGTCTGTACAGGCCCAGAAATGCATCAAAATACATAGGGCGCAATCCACCGGTGTACAGATCTGGTTGGGAGTTGAAGTTTTTTAGATGGTGCGATGACAATACCAATGTGCTTGAATGGGCCAGTGAAGCCATCATCATACCATACATCAATCCCATTGATGGTAAGGCTCACAGATACATCACTGATGGTGTTGTAGTTATAAAGGAAACAGACAAGGTTAGCAAATACATCATTGAAATAAAACCAAGCAATCAGTTGATACAACCTGTTACAGGAAAAAAGAAGAATAGTACTGTCATTTATGAAAATAAGCGATACATACAGAATATGGCGAAATGGGAAGCTGCTAAAAAATGGTGTGACAAAAGGAATTACAAATTCTTGATTTTGACAGAAAAAGAATTAGGTCTAAATAAATAGACATCTATTTAATAAATAATATTATGGCTTTACGTCTATTAGTCGAAACACCAGCTCCAGAGGAACAGTTCGAATACATCCTGGAAGAGAAAAATTCCAAAGGGCCTGCGCGCCTTTACATTCAAGGCCCTTACATGGTTTGCAATGAAGTGAACAAGAATCAAAGGATTTATGAGAAGACGGACATGGAACGTGAAGTGAACCGTTACATCAAGGAAATGGTCAATTCAAAACGCTCCATGGGTGAATTGAATCATCCCACCTCTGCAGAAGTGAATCTCGAAAGAGCTTGTCACATTGTGACAAATTTAAAAACTGAAGGCAATTATGTCATAGGCAAATCACAAGTGCTGTCCACTCCCATGGGTCAAATTGTGCGTTCTCTTATCAATGACGGTGTTAAAGTGGGAATGTCCAGTCGTGCTCTTGGCAAATTAAATGAAGAAGCAGGTGGTGTGAACCGTGTCACTGACATGCGCTTGATTGCCATTGATTGTGTTGCTGATCCATCGTGCCCCAAAGCGTTTGTCAATGGCATTCTGGAAAGCAAGCAGTATGTGCTTGCTGCTGATGGCCAGCTTGAAGAAGTGTTTGAACGCTTTGAAAACACTCTCAAAACATTGCCTGGCAGAGAAGTGCAAGCATATCTTAAAGAACAAATTCTTTCCTTCTTTAAACATCTCAAGGCAAATTAAGTATGAAAAACAAGAAGAAAACAATCAAAGGCAAGATAAATAATAACATGGCCAAGAAAGCTGTTAAAAGCAAAATTAATGAGAGTTCAGAAATAATTAAGTTTTTACGCTCAATTTCCCAGAAAAATTATTCCGAGGCCAATAAATACTTACAGAACGTCATTGAATCGAAGCTCAAAGCCAAGATGACTGACGCTCTAAAAGAGAAAATTTTTTAATATGGAAAACAACAATATATCAAGTGTTCTTAGAGAAGCAACCAAAGACATTCTCACAGAGGATGTGCTCAAGGAAATCGAAGCCGCTTTTAACAACACAGTAAATGAAAGAGTACAATTGCACGTTGAAAAAGCTTTATCAGAGCAAGACACAGATTATTCAAAAAAGCTGGAAACACTCATTGAAGCTATTGACACTGATCATACAGATAAGCTCAAAAAAGTTGTTGAAGCTATTGATGCTGATCGTGCTGAAAAGCTTAAGACTGTTGTTGAAAAATATGAGACAGCGCTGAACAATGAAGCTGCTGCATTTAAATCTTCCATGGTGGACAAAGTGAGCAAGTTCCTCGATATTTATATTGATGAGAAATTACCCACTGCTGCCATTAATGAAGCTGTGAAGAATAAGAGAGCTGTTGCGCTTCTCGAAGATCTTCGCAAGGTTCTTTCAGTAGACATGATTCTCGCGAAAGATAACATCCGCGATGCCATTGTTGATGGAAAGACAAAAATTGATGAAGCTGCTAGTCAGCTTGAAGCCGCTAATAAGCAGGTTGCAAAGTTAACTGATGAGAATGCTAAGTTAGCTTCTAAGGTCGTCTTAGAAGGTAAAATATCAGATCTCGATGAAGACAGAAGGGCTTACATGAAGAAAATGTTCAATGGCAAGTCATCTGAGTTCATCAAAGAGAACTTTGATTACACACTCAATTTATTTGAGAAAACTGAAGAAGAGCGTCTTTCTAATCTTAAGACAGAAGCCGTGACAGAATCTGTAACAACCAATGTTGACAGACCTGTTATTGAAGAATCAGCTTCTGATCTCATTCATGAAGAACCCTCACCCGCGTTTGGTTTCTACATGAATGAGCTTAAAAAATACTAATTTTTTAACAAAGATTTAATTGAGGGCTTAAGCCCCTGAATAGTTTATAAAAAGGTCGACAAGTTACATAGGAAATTATTAATATATGTCAAAACAAATTCGTCCTACACAGGCTTACATCGATGAGTCGCGTGCCAAAGTATTGCTCGAAAAATGGGGTCCAGTATTGGATTACTCTTCGAACAATGTGGCACCGATTGAAGATGATCATACACGTTTGAACACCGCCATCCTTTTGGAAAACCAAGAGAAGTGGTGTTTTGAAGCTAATCAGTCAGGTGGTTCATCCACACTAGGAAACGGTGTTTTTGCTGGCGGATCGGTTTATCCCGGTTCACAAGGCAATCAATTCCCTTCCCAGAATGACAGTGCTTATGCTCCAAACGATGCACGTCTCCCTAAGATCCTCATCCCCATGATCCGCCGTACGTTCCCTGAGTTGATCACTAACGAAATCGTTGGTGTTCAGCCCATGAGCGGTCCTGTAGGTCTCGCTTTTGCTCTACGTTATAAGTACGAAGGTACTGCTCTTGGTAGCACAAACGGCAGAGGATCAGATGGTTCATTAACCAATGGTTCATTTGCTGGTGGTCCGCAACATCAGTCTTCTGGTGCCGAATTAGGTTACCAATACCTAGATTCTCGCTTTACTGGCGTTTCATCGTCTGCCCTCTCGGGTAACGATTTCTTCTCCATAAAAGCTCAGGATCGAGGTGTTGCTCAGTTGCTAGCCAACTTTGAGTTAACCTCCAACATTCCCCAGGTCGTAGTTAGCTTCGAAAAGACAGCCGTTGAGGCTGGTACTCGTAGGCTCGCTGCCCGCTGGTCTGTTGAACTCGAGCAGGATCTTAAGAACATGAACGGCATTGATATCGATACCGAACTCACCAACGCCATGTCGTATGAGTTGCAGGCCGAAATCGACCGTGAAATGATCATTCGTATGATCCAAACAGCCCTAAACGCTGGCTTAGGAACAGGCTTCTCAGTCTGGTCCCCTGCCTCCGCAGATGGCCGTTGGCTCGTTGAGCGCAATCGCGACTTCTATCAGAGACTAATTGTTGAGGCTAACAGAATTGCTGTTCGTAACCGCCGTGGTTCGGCAAATTTCATTGTGGCAACACCTCGTGTGTGCGCCATTCTTGAGATGCTGCCCGAATTCCAGTGGGTTCCGGTACAGGGTAATGTTAACACTCAGCCCGTTGGCGTTGCCAAGGTAGGTTCACTTGCTGGTCGGTTTAACGTATACCGCGATACACGTACAGAAGCACAGGCTGAAGCCCACGCCGGAGGAAACTTCGGCGGTGACGGTGGGTTCCCCACCGGTACAACGCGCTCAGGCCCTCGTCTCGAGTACGCTCTCCTTGGTTACAAGGGTCCGGAATTCTACGACACTGGTATCATCTATTGTCCGTACATTCCGGTAATGGTTCAGAGAACTATTGGTCCTAATGATTTTGCTCCTAGAGTCGGTCTATTAACACGTTATGGTGTGGTAGACAACATCTTCGGCGCAAATCTTTACTACCATGTAATTATCTTGACCGGTCTCGGTGTTGCGTTCCAGCCTGGAACACAATCAGTCTACTTCTAAAAAAAGTAGTCGGGATATAAAAAGAAAATCATTTCACCCAGTAAGTCCTGGGACAGTTAAAAAGGGCCTCTTGCGGGGCCCTTTTTTTTTGTATATTGCTAAATATTACCACTGCATAGAATAAATATTTGTATGGCATTTATACAGTTTACAAACACACTAGCAGACCCAGCATCCACCTCACCAGAGACATTGAATTTCTCTCTCACTGCCAAAGGCGTGGTTCTTGAAACATTGGGCACAGGTGCAAAATATCTTGTGTTTCAAGATGCAAGCCGCACATTGACCACTGTGCAACAAACATTGTCCACACCTGATGGCACGAAATTTAGAGCTGACATTGCCTACAAGGATGCACAATTTGGAATCATCAATACTAACAACACCTCCACCATCTTCACATTGGTCACAGGCAGCGGTGTTGCCAACAGAGTCACATATGTGACACAGTCAGTTACTGACAATGGTTTTGATTCGCAGAGTTTTGCAGACTTTCAGAGACTGTGGAGTCTCAACGGTTAATCACTGACGAACTGTCTTAGTAAAGTATTTCCATTTATCCCACATAGCATGATTCTGTTTTAATAGCTCTTGGCTATTGGCTCTAATAGGATTAATGTCAATACCGCCTCGTCTAACATACAAGCATGATACCATTAGTTCTTCTGGTTTAACTAAATCATATAACCGCTTATATATAGTCTCGCAAATTTCTTCATGAAAATGACATTCATCTCTAAATGAGACAATGTACTGTAATAACGAGGTTTGATTAAGCTGATAAGGTCCTTTGTAATGAATGTACACATCCCCCCAATCCGGTTGGGATGTGACCCTGCAATTACTCTTTAAAAGGGCTGAATGAAAGCGTTGTACTTTATTAGAATCACCTTCAGTCCAGCCAAGTAAGGAGGGGTCTTCTTTATAACCGCGAGATTTAATTGACGTTACGTCAATATTATTTTCCAAAGTAGGGTAGTTAGCGCTCGAGAATAAAGGTGGATAATACATCGTATCATCAACAGCTTTTGCTAATCTAACACAAACTCTAACTTCTGTTTCTAATAGTTTAGATAAATCATTTTCCATTACGGCTTCAAGCTGTTGTAATACACTAATAATATTACCCTGATACTTCTCCATATTGAATGTATTCATATAGAGTTTAATAGACTTTGATTCAACAATATATTTGTTAGTAGCAGGATATACAACCTTAGCAATAGCAGCAATAGGCATTCCTTCATTAGTTAAACAAGACACTTCATAAGCATTCCAGATATCATAACCACAGAATGGAGGATTATCATCACTGATATCCAGATGCTTTCTATTATTCTGTCTCGGCTCACGAACCAAAAGTGAGGGGTCGTAGGTACATTTATACCCAGTTATTTTACCAAGATGCTTTGATATATTACTGTTATCTAATTCCGTATTCATTAAGTTTTATTTTAATCGCTTCCATGCGTTCTTCCACTGTTCCTTTTAAAATAGTTACCTTGTCTTTTAACCGTTCATCCTTTAGCCAGCAATTTTCATACGAATCAATAATTGCATCTCTAAATTCTTTATTTGTACTTCTCTCACCATCATCCTCCAGAGGCACATCATGAGGACTTGGATAAAAAATATGATCATATCTATGAATATGATTTACATAATACATCAAACCAAGACTATTGGACACAGGAAAATCTTTTAGCCTATTATAAGCAAAGTAACTTGTATATATCATGCCATCCATAATACACCTATCATGAAGTGTACCTCCAAACCCACTCAACTTGTAGTCAAATAGTAAATTCTCAAATTCTTTATTCAATATTAGAGTTTGAGTCACATCGTTTGCTCCTGACTCATTTATATCAACTCCATACTCACGGCTAATTAATCTTGTGACTTCATCTACATACCATAACTTGGAACCATAAAATCGTTTGCACTCCTTGAGCAGCGTAGTTTTACCTGAACATTGTGGACCTGTGAAAGTGAATATCATTTTTTTAGTATCTTAGCAGTATACTCCAACTCAATGCCATACAACAGTTCTTTCAACATCTTCACTTCATCCAAAAGAATACGGTTTTGTTTTTCTAATGTCTTTAGTTGCTCTTGCAAAACAGATCTACCTTGAGTCATCTGTCTATACCAATGCATTAATGACATTTTATTTGCCCCACTTACCATTGTATACTATTTCAGCAATAATGCCATACACCGCTGAATCTCTGAATGCGTCCATGACTGGTTCATTTGCAGAATTCATGACTTTTTTCTTTAAGACCAAGTTAATTAGCCGTTGAATCTTGTCATTGAGACGCACCACAATGGCAGATATGGCAGCAAATATATCTTCCTGCTTCACTAAATCTGAGCCAAGAGAAATATTTCCTGGGCCATAGTCAAACTGCTTCCTGCAAAACGTTTCATATAATTCGATCTGTATTTTCTGAAACTCTTTGCATGTCTCTGGGAAATTTTTTTCCACGTATTTGATGGCATCATCTTTATTCACAATCGCACTCCATGAGATACTTTATTTAAATTCAAAGCACCCAGATTGCAACCACCTGCATAACTAATGGCACTCTGCAAGTCTTGCTCTATTTCTTCTAGTTTTTCTAGATATGTAAAAGCGTCTGTGTCCATGAGCTTCATTGTACCTTCAATATTCTTTTTTTCAATCTTATTGTGTGCACTGGCTGATCCAAAGTACTGTTTGTAGCGTCTGCCATTAGCATCTTTTACAAGAGGTGCAGGGCTATCTGAACATGCAGCAAATATGGATCCACACATCACCATGGTGGCGCCTGCAACAAGAGCCTTTGCAATATCACCATTGCAGCGCACACCACCATCTGCAATGATGGGCATGTCCCTGTCCTTGGTACACTCCATGATGCAGCTAAACATAGGATATGTGAACCCTGTTTTATCTTTTGTAGTACAAGCAAACCCTCCACCAATTCCAACCTTCACAGCATCTGCACCCATGCTGTGCAAGTATTCAACGCCCTGAAAAGTAGCAACATTACCAGCAATGATTTTTGTATCTGGCAGGGTTTGCTTGATGTGTTTGATCTGATCTGCAACCTTGGAATGATGACCATGAGCCACATCTATGGTAATAAAATCTACACGAAGATGTCTGTTAGCCAACTCAGTAATAATAATAGCATCCTTGGATTGTATGCCAACGCTGATGGAAATGGTCTTAAGATCGCCCAACCAAGCTCTGTTATTTGCATCTTCGACAAACTTAATAATGTCAACATCAAAACGATGCATGATATAAAAATAATCGTTGAGATCCAGCATTTTGCAAATATCAAAATCAATGCAGCATCTCATGTTGGCTGGCACTACAGGTAACTTGAAGCGCTTGCCACAAAACATTACATCAGTATCAATCTCTGCTCTGGTTTGAACAGAGTTAAAATTTGGCTTGAGAAAAATATTCTCATAGTGTAGAGACATGTCCATGTTACTGTTCAAGAATTCTAAACGCAGTGAAGAAGCTCTTCCAAAGATCCAATGCTGTGACACGCAGAGCACTGCACACTTCATTTAACGTTTTATTTTTTATATCCGTGCCTTGGCTCATGAGTATCTCTCCTTCATCCACCCCTGGTGTAACTCTGTGAATAACACATCCAGCCACATCATATCCTTCTGTAAAAGCTCTCTGTTGTGGATTAAACCCCTTCAATGAAGGGAATTTGTCAATGAGCCCTGGATGCAAATTGTAGATTTCATATTTTTCACATATTTGTTCAGGAATAATTCTCAGGTAGCCATGCAATGTTACAATTGGGTTGTCATATCTGGATAGAATACTCTCATAGTTTGCTACACTTGGCTTGGATGGCAAGTGTTGCCAGCAATGCATCATGTTGAGTTTAGTTGCTCTGAATGTAGTCAACTCAACAAGCTTTTGGTTAACACCATCATTGTTGTGTTTGTTGTGCACAACACAATCAGGATACACACCAAGTGCATTACTCAGATCATAAATCTCTGTGCCAGTTTGAGAGAAAAATGTCACCCAAGGTCTCATCTACGAATAATTTTCTTAAACATTGTAGTATTATACTTTACCAGTTCAAGCTGATCATCTGTAAAATTATGTGTAATAAGATCAGCTAATTTTGTTGATGGTTTATTATCCAGTCCATAGTCAGCATCATACTTCAATCCATGTATGGCAGCAACAACGGGATTACTGGTATCACAACTAACAATGTTGCAAACATCTCTATCCACATAATACCTAAACTCCTTGGCCAAGGAGCATCCAAGCAAATGATGAGGCTTGCTCCAATTCCATGCTCCGGCATTTATAAGATCGGCGATAAACCGTTGTCGGCCGGTGCACCATCTCTCCAGCGGGTTGCTACCCTCTCCTGTGATATGATAATAACTAAAATCAAAGCTGATGGCAATCATGTCTGCATTATCAGACATGAATTTGTAGCACTCCTTGAGTTCATGCCAATTCTTGCCTTGCACGGCTCCTATGGCTTTTGTTGAAAACCTTTCTTTGATGTCCATTGTATAATTTGCAAAAGCCTTAAAGCTTTGCATGGTACCCTGCGCATCTTCTAATACATCTGGCACAATGAACATATTAGGCTCAATCTGCTTAGTTTTTACCCAGAACTCTCTACTATCAAACGCTTTGCCCAATTCAAAAATGGAATTATCAAGCAACACCTCTCTGTTGTAGATTGCCCTGGAAGACTTAAAAAACTCATTGTATGCAGGGTATTGATCCAGAAGATGCACCAAGCAGTAATCGAAATCGTTATATTCTTTGGAATGATCAAGTATGGATATAGGGGACTCGTGTGATACTTTCATTAGCATATCCCCATTATAAATGTAAATAACATATAGATCAACATGAATTATCCAAAATATTACGGTAATTATCTGGGCATAGTGGTACAGAATAATGATCCACTCAAGAGAGGCCGTGTCAAGGTGTTTGTACCGCACATATCACCCACTGTGTACAACAAGTGGGTTGAAACAGGCAAAGACAAATGCTTTAAATTTTTAGGCAAAAATGTGTACAGTGATCTGTCAGACATTATTGATGAGTTGAAAAAAATACTCCCATGGGCTGAAATTGCAGCTCCTCTTGCTGGAGAGAGTGGCAGCGGCAGATACAATGCACATTTTAACATTGGCACCATCAGTGACAGCAGTGATGTGAGGCAAACATTCACAAATGCAGATAATTGTGAAATTGATTACTCAAAGACAAATGAATACAGTCAAAATTTGGATAACATTGGTGAAAAACCAGGTTTTATATATGATGTATCTTACTACAAGCTCAAAGATGCTTTTGCTGATCCAGCAGAAAACAATACCAACAATGTAAATGTATTTACCTACAACTACACTCCAGAGTGTTACAGCAATTGTGCCAAAGGTGCATTTCCAATATTAAACGTTGGAGCTCATGTGTGGGTGTTCTTTAACAATGGAGATGCACTCAAACCTGTCATATTTGGCACCTCATATGGTTCAGATGATTGGGGAAGCATATTCGGCATAGCCAACACAGAAGGCACACAACTGTCAGCCACCCCAGATGAGGGACTGGATTATCCAGGTGCATATGAGAATGCAGCTTTATCAGGTAATAAAGTGGAGTATGACATCAATGCAGACACCTATCGCAACAAATATGTTCTGAATCAAAAAGGAGGCACAATTGCCATAGTAAACACTGACAACAGAGAAATGCTCAAGCTCACCCACTATTCAGGCTCTTTTAAAGAATTTAATAACCACACAACAATTGAGCTGGCAACCAACAATGATCAAAAGCTTGTGTTGGGTGATTCGTTTCTTACGGTGAGAGGCACAAGAAACGAATTCACACAGTTTGATTATGACAGTGTTGTGAAGGGCGATCACTATCGAAAAGTGGGTAATTTAAACAAAGAACTCTACAAGCAATGGAGAGAGACAGCCAGAGAGCTAGCAGATACAAAACAGCTTTTTGACATACAACGTTCTGGTGGATACACAGGGACCGGCGGCACGAGCTTCACAGCAGCCGGTCAATCCAGAAGCGGCTCTGCAGACAAGTGCCCTGTGTGCAATAAAGATACAAACAAATATTTTGCTGTTAATACATCTTATAACAAATCATATGTCAATAGAACAAACAGGTCAGTAGCCAACTCCAGAGGTGATTTTGTCTTTGGAAAAACAATGATTCCGAGTGTTGGAAAGACCATGAGTGTACCCAATCTAGGCAATCTTGGAACCCCCATAAATGTTTCTCCTGTGGATGGATTAGGAGGATCAGTTGATGGCAGTACAGGAACTAATAGACCTGGAATGATTTTTGGTAAAACATGTCCAGCTTGCAATGGCACAGGATTGAGCCCCAGCTCACAGGGTGGCCGTTGGACAAAGGAACCTAAAAAAGAAAATTTTGAAAGACTGTTGCAACAAAAAATATGTGAATTGGCTGATATAGAGAAGAAAATGGGCATAGGTGGCAGTGAAATTGTTGATATAACCAAACACAAAGTTGAAAATATTGGATCTGCCATGAACGATTATGGTGCTGTTCGTGTTGATCCCAAAGGTAAAATGTATGTGTCTGATGTGCAAGTGGGTAAATATGGCACATTTTATAACCGCACACCAACACCGTTAGTTGAAATGGTGCAAGTTACAGATCAACCAGCTGGCAACTATACACTCAATGTGAGCAACAAATATAACTGCATGGTGGGTGCAGGGGGCATGAACATGAAATCATATGGCGCAGTTAATATCAGCGGCGCAATGACCAATGTTGCAGGTTCTCAAGTTAATATTTCCAGTGAAAATGAAGTGACCATTGATGGAGGCAAGAGAATCAACATCACTGGTGATGTGGTGAGTCTCAAGCAAAGAGACAAGAAGCAAATCCTAGTGGAAGGATCTCTTGGTATTACTAATAATGCAGTAGTCGCTGGCGGTCTACATGTTGAAGGTGAAGGTACATTCAATCACATAACAATGCCCAAACAAATCAGCTCCACAGAGCAAGCACAGACCTTTGGTGCTGCAGCCACTGATGAAACAAACGGTTTTGGAAAAATTATTGGCTATGGTGTGCCTCTTGCCAATGCCCCTACAGCAGCAACAGATCCCAATGGAGGTCTATATTTTAGTCCTGATGTGCCTGGTGCACCAGCATTTGTGGGCATTACTGACATGACATTAACCATAGGCAGAATCAAAGGAAGCACAGAAGGCGGAGAAGCATCAAATATAGGATATATTCCTATTAATTGCATCGCGACTTTTAACCCCGCATATGGGTACGTACCAAATCCCGCAGGTCTGCCCACACCAAATACAATCCCAATACCCATTTTGGGCGGCATATGCTCGGGTGCACCTGGCTTGGCGTCACCTGCTCTTGATGCGCCTGTTGTGTTTGGTACTGGCACACCCAACATTCGTGGTGCATATAGTCAGGGCGGGGGCTCAGCAGACGCAGGAGTCATATCAACAATACCAATCAACAATGCATCTGCACTGAATCATTCCTTAGCATTATATGGCACTGGCAGACAGTCAGACTCTTTTGTGCTTGAACCACACAGTCACCTGTTCCCTGCACCTGCAATGACACTCACAGACACAAACATGGCTGTGAGAGAAAAGGCTTCAGGCAAATTAGCACCCATAAACGCTGAACCACCAGCAAACGCACCCATACTGAGCAATAGCTCGCTAACTAATAATGTCAACTAGCAGGTCTTGTCTTGCGCCAATCAATTCTGTGATTAGAAACCCAATCAATTAAAGCGCGCTCAAACCCCACATCACCGCCCTCACGTTCAGACATGCACCATTTGTGTTTGTGTATTTCATCTCTCTCAGCATGAAACTCTTTGAATAGAGCTGTATGATCCAACTGCAACGCACAAACAGATGATAGCGGTGCCATGTTAATATTTATTCATTTGTACAACAAAATACATACATCAGTAACCTCTCAGGTTCCCACCAACCCACCCCTGATGTATAAATACAACTGCTCCTTCAGAACTTATTTATGATTGGGCGGATAATTTTTCTTTGAGCTTGTCAAATATTTCTTTTTTTTCTTCCAACGCTTGTGGCTTGAGCACATCAAGGATCTTTAGTATTAAAGGTATGCGCAATGCTTTTAATATGTCGAAATTGGGTTCAAACGTTAACACTTTCCCTGCAATAAGATACAGAATAGAAATCTCTTCTTCTGTAAGATCATTGAGCGTGTGTGAATAAATCATAGTTTGATGTCATCAAATGTATCTTCTGTGATGTTGGTGTTGCGTGCACCAATTTTATATGCAGAGATCTCTGTTTCCTGAGGAGCCACTTGCACCTTGCTGCTGTCCAGATAGCTGTCCAGCCATCCTGAGATGGGGTTTTGTTTTTGATTGAACAATTTTTTATAACCAAGAGAGCGCAATCTGTTGTCACAAAGCCATTTTGCATATCCACCAAGCACATCTGGATTGAGTCCCAGCAGTGCACCTTTGCTGAATAGGTATTGTGACCATTCAACTTCATTTTTTACAGCTTGTTCATAGAATGCATACACCTTGTCTTCACTCTTTTTTGCAATGGTTGTGAAACCTTCCCTGTCATCTTCGCGAAATATCTTCAAAAGATTTTGTGTGATGCCAAAATGCAACGCTTCATCACGTTGAATGAACTTGATGATCTTTGCATTGCCTTCCATTTTGCCACGGTAGCCAAAATAAAAGCTGCAAGCAAATGAAACGTAGAACACCAGTCCTTCCATCACATTTGTTGACAATACACAATCATAAATTTGCTCCTTCTTATCCTTCTTTTCATCAGAGCCCAGAATTTTATCATAATTGTCTCTGATCAATTCAGCTCTGCTCACAATTTCCTTGTCTTCCATGATGCTGTCAAAAAACTTTGTGGCATCTGGATGCACATTGTTGAGCAAGTATGAATAGCTGTAGCTATGAATGCCTTCAAACCTTGCCCATGTGTTCATGCATATTTCTAGTTCAGGATTTGTAACGTGTTGTTTTAGCGTGTGTATAGACCTGGAGAGCATGCTATCACCCAATGTTTGGAATCTTAGATTCTGATCAAAAACAAAGCGCTCTTCTGTAGTGAGTTCTTTGTAGTCATTTCTGTCTTTCTGTAACGCTATTTCATGTGGCCACCAAAAGAACTCTTCTTGTTTCTTGAACAATTCAAAGAACACTGGATACTTGAATCTGTCATACCTTTGCAAATTCAGGTCTTCACCAAAGAACAAGGGCTGCTTGGTGTAGTCTACGTTTTTTAGATTTAATACAGATTTCATGAATATATTTATTATAACTTACATGCGCCACTAGAGCAATCTGCTTCTTTGTTTGTGGATTGTTCTTTATCACCATCATCTGTGTTGTTGTAGTACAGGCTTATGAGTCCCATGCTGTAAGCATACATCAACTCCTTCATCACTTTGGCATCCGGTAACACATTGTCTGCATAATGACTGTAGTTGTAATACATGTTGGTCGAAATGGCCATGTCAATGTACTTCTGTATGACTGCATTAACATTGATGATGCCCATGTTGTCTTTGAAATTGTATGCTAGCTCGTAGTTGTTATCAAACTTGCCAATGCCAGGCACCAGCACAGGCAGTTTGCCCATCTTGGAGGTCTTGTATGTCATCAAAGAGCGCACCGGCTCCACACCATTGGTGGAGCTTTGAATGACAGAGCTCGACTCACAAGGCATGCAACATGACAGTGTTGAATGTCTTAAACCATGCTCTTTGATGTCCTTTCGCATGGCTTCCCAATCCAGGTCCAGCTTTCTCTTGCAAACAGTGTCTACATTCTTTTTGTAAGTGTCAATAGGCAAAATGCCCTTGGCATATTTTGTACGATCGTACTTGTCACATCTGCCTCTCTCTTTTGCGAGACTCACACTGGACTTCAACAGATAATATTGAAAACGCTCCATGTACTCATCTAGTAAATTCAATGCTTGCTTGGAATCATATGACACTTCATTCTTTGCAAAGAAAGCAGCAAGATTGGTGATGCCAATGCCCAGGCTGCGTCTTTTCTTAGCAAAGTTCTCTGCAGCTTTGTTGAAGTATGTCTGTATGTCAATGATTTCTTCCAAGAAGCGTACAATCAGATCAGTTGTCCTCTCTAGGTCTTTCCAGTCTTTTATCTCCAGCATGTTGATAGCTGACAGAATGCACATGCCAATTTCTGCATCAGGGTCATGATAATCTTTGAGAGGTATGGTGGGGTGAATAACTTCTGTGCACAGATTGCTCATGGTAACTCTATCCAACCAGGAGCTATGCTCATTGGCAGTATCCACATTGAGAATGTATATTCTGCCTGTTTCAACGCGTTCTTTCACAATGAGAGAGAAAAGTTTTCTGGCAGAAATTTTCTTTTTTATCTTTATCTTTCTGTCCACTTCACATTCTTCATACACTTTGTTAAATCTTGAAGTTCCCCATGCTTCGTACAAATGTGGCACTTCATGTGGACTGAACAAGGTCACATCTTCATTCTTTATGACTCTATCATAAAATAACTTGGACATGCCTACTGTGTAGTCTAATTTTCTTACTCTGTTATCATCTGTGCCTGCATTGTTCTTAAGAACTACAACATCATTTATTTCATAATGCCACCACTGAATGTTGGTAGTTGCTGAACCACCTCGAAGTCCGTTCTGCTGCCATGCTTTAACAGAAGCTTCAAATATTTTTAAAAATGGAATAAGACCAGTGTGCACCACTTCACCATTGTTAACAGGTGAGCCAATTGCTCTTATTTTGGACACATCAATGCCAATGCCACAACGACTTGCAGTGGCAATGGATACTGCTGTGCCTGATGCAGTGATTGATTCTTTGTTATCATCTACACCAATCAAGCAACAGCTGGCATAACTTTTTGAGGTTGTTCTCAATCCTGCCATGATGGGAGTGGGTAGATTTATCTTGTGCTTGGATGTGGCATTGTAGAACCGATGTACATACTCCAACCGCGTATCTTTAGGGTAATTAATAAATGCATATGCAGCAATCAAAGCATAAGCAAATTGTGGTGTCTCGAAAATAGTTCCAGTGACACGATTCTTGATCAGATACTTGTCACACAATTGCTTTATGCCTGCATAGGTAAAGGTCAAGTCTCTGTCGTGATCAATAAATTCACCAATTTTGTTTAGCTCATCTTCAGAGTATTTTTCAAGAATTATATCATCATACACTTTCTTTTTTATACCTGCATGGATGACGTCAATAAGCCGGGGTGCATGCTTTCCACCCCACACATCTTTTCTGAGCTGGTAGTTGAGCAATCGGCTTGCCACATATTGATAGTTTGGTTTTTCTAATGAAATTAAGTTAGCAGCTGAATCAATAATAACTTGATGAATGTCATGTGTTGTTATGTTCTCTGTGATGTTGAGCTTGGCATTGATCTCAACCTCAGATAAACTGACGTCAGAGATCCCGTCTATGGCCCAATTAATAACTTTGTTAATTTTTTCAATATTAAATTTTTCAAATTCACCGCTTCGCTTCTTGATCATCATTTGAGTATTCATGGCTATCAGAGAAAATATTTAATCTTTCTTATCGGGAAAAAAAATTAAAAATTATAATTTTTAACTACAGAGTGAAGAAAGTTTTTTGTTGTTGTATTGTAAATATTTTTGTTACTTAACACATAAATAACAAAATACCCCAACGCTTGAAAACTATTAACTTCCTGCACGTCAAGTAATTTTGTGTACAGATCAGACTGATTCAATTTTGTATTTGAAAACAAATCCAAATGCTCACTATCAATAGGATATATGCCTTTGCGCAAGTAAGCAAAACAATTGTTGCAGCTAAGATTGTGCTCGTTAAGTGTCTCCACATAGAAATCTTTATTTATATTTTCTGTTTTACTTGAGCCAAGAGCTTCAAGCTTGGTAATGAGATAATTGAAGCGAGCATTAACATCGATCTTGATGCCTCTGAAGAACTTGGGCATAATGGACTCACCTGGCACAAAGTGTATCACATCAATGGGGTTATACTCTGGCTTTATGATCAGCCGCTTTTGGTCGTACAGGTTTTTCAGTTGAAACCCAAGAAGCACCAAAGGATAGTCCTTGTCATCAAGATAAGAAAAACAATCAATGTCTAAAGGTTGCTCTACAAGGTCAATGCCCAACAAATTCATAACCAGATTATATGAACTTGTTTATCTATATCAACCGTTTATTCGCTTGACAAGCTCCGCCAATAATACAATAAAAATAGATGTAACAGATGCAAGTGCAGATGTTGTAAGCGCCGTTTTAAAATTCCATGTACCAGTTACCTCTGTATTGCGACGTCCAAATTCGCTTGCTATTTGTGTGGAAATGTTATTGAATCTCTCAGTAACCACCTCAGTGATATGCTTGAACTTGAGTTCCATTTCTTTTTCTAAATTATTAATCTTAGCCTCAAAATTATTATCGATATTTTTAATCTTATCATTTACAAAATTAACCAAATCTCCTGTGCGTGTTTTAATTTCACTGTCTAAATCTTCTATTTGTGCGCCAAGGCTTTCATGATGCGACTTAAGCTTGCCTTCAAGATTGGAGAGCTGTGTTAAAATTGAAGGCTTGCCATTGCCCTGATAAACAACCCTGTATACTTGCTGCACATCATCTTGTAACTTTTTTATTGTACTATTTCCAGATTTTTTACGCATATTATTTTACCTGAAATGAATAAGAAAGAATACCTTTGGGAAGCGAGTACACTTTGCCACGCAAAGATCCAGATTGGTCCTTAACAACTAAAGTCATTTTATTTTGTGTAACTATGGGACCATTAACTACTTCCACATTACCCAGACTGATGCTATAAGACTTAATACCCTTTGTAACATCAAACACATTCACTGTATTTTTTCCTGCTAGAACTGCGGAATAGAGCTTATCCATATTAAGTATTTATCGTTGTTAATTGAAAAATATGCATAAATAATATAAAATATGGCCAATACAATTACAAAGATATTAATCCGTCAGGGCACAGATGTTCAAAGAAGAACAGCAGAACTAACTGGCATTGTGTTCAGTAGTGGCGAGCCAGGTTATTGTGTGGATACCAAGCGCTTGTTTATTGGCGACGGATCCACATCAGGTGGTTGGCCAATTGGCATTCAAAATTTAGGATCAGTAGAATCACTGTATGGTACTTGGCAAAACGGATTTTCGTTTGATACCATAACAAAATTCAATGACAAAGGCGCATCAGTAGGAGATATTATATATGATCGAGACACACGGTCATTGTATTCATTGACCAGTGTTTCAACTTTTCCACCCCTATCAACTGATGTGGTTAAATATGATTTTGCCACGCTCATCAATGATCAACAGTTTGTTTTTGATGAAAATAATAATTTAAACATTAAGAATGGTGGTGTTGGCAATGCACAGTTAAGCTTGAGCATCGTGGATGGAATCACGCTTTTCAAGCCATCATATGCAGCTGCTGTGTCTGTGAAGCTCAAAGGAATAGATAATACCCGGCTTGCAAATGCTCCAGGTTACACAGTCAAAGGCAACAGCACTGGGGTTGACAACTCACCTGCAGACATTTATGTTGGTCCAGGGCAATTGGTGGGCAGAACTGCAACCTCAGTGCTCACAGCATTTCCATTCAGTGTGGTTCTGTCTGAGGCCAGCTTCAATTACACAAATGGCATCATAGTTGATCAAGCAGCTGCGCCACCAGTGTTTAAGCTGGATGAAGCTAAATTTACAATCACATCCACAACCATAGCATTGCTCAAGCCCACCACAGTAACTGGTAATTTTACTGTCAATGGCACATCACAGGTGAATGGTACACTAAGATGCACAGGTGATATAATTGCTTATTATTCACCCTCAGATATTAACAGCAAAGAAAATATTAAACTCATTGAATCACCATTGCAAAAGATTCTGGGCATAGCTGGATACAGCTTCACATGGAGGGCAGGCATAGAGAATGATGATGTACTCACAGGAAAAGATTATGGTGTAATAGCACAAGAGGTTGAGAAGATAATTCCTGAAGCAGTTGTTACTCGTGAGAATGGCACCAAATCCGTTAATTATATCAAACTGATACCTCTTCTCATAGAAAGCATAAAAGAACTCAAAAAAGAAGTTGACATTTTAAAAGCAAATAAATGAAGTTTGATCAAACAGTGAAACAGTTGCTGGAAGGGTTCAATGTGATGCCTCAGATGCAAACAGCTCCCAGCACTGGTCCTGATCAAGGCATGACAACAGGTGATCAACAGAACACATTTCCTAGCAAGATGGAGACATTGCAAGTAACATTGCCTAGGAAGAAGAAGAAGAAAAAACGTTAGCGAACGTTTTTTAGAAATGTGTGATGTCCAATGGTGTTGGTTACAACAGCTTGTGGGTTCTTGCCACCTACTGCAGGATTGCTCCACTTGGGGTTCACTTTGCCTGGACCACTGGACACATGATAATGTGTTGCACCATCTGTAATATCATTAAGTTTACCGGATAAACCTGCAAGAGCTATGCTACGAGCTTTGTTCCAGTTGGAGTGCTTTGAGGCACGTTGAATTATTTGATTCATTTCTTCTTTACCTGCATTATAGTTATTAAAAAAGCTAAACTGCTTAGGTTTTAAAACATTACTTATAGCACCACGGACAAGGTCATTAGACCCTTTTGCTCTGTTGACAATAACATTCATTACAGCATGCATACCTTTCTCGCCCTCACCACCTGCTTCACCAATCAATGCTGCTGCAATCACATCAATGTTGGTTGCAGGCGCCTGTGCTTTCTGCACAATGGCAGGAGGCGGCGGAGGTACATCCGCAGCTGCCTCCAACAACTTCTCAAATGTCTCTTTGAATCGCACCTAATTATTTAATTTAAAATGGCCACCTTTACAATGTTTGGATGTGTGTCTGCAAAGTCAATGGCATCACTCTTGTTGACAAAAAACACATCAATCACAGGCAGTTTGCCTCCAGAAGCAACCTTGTTCTTCACTGCAGTGCCAGTGTCCACTGCTCTCACCAGGCCCACATTGGGTATGATCACTTCTTTGTCATAAGGAATGATGCGTGGATCCACTGCAATAGAGTCACCTTGTTTGAGTGTGTAGCCTGTGGAGCTTCTCATTCTGCGACTGTCAGCATCTGTGTCACCACCCCGTGCCCAGTACACAGTCAATCGGACTGTGATCACTTTGTATTCACTGCTGTCAGTCTTGGGAATGAAGATGCCATTGTATTTTATGCCATCTTTTTTTACTTCAATCTGCTTGGCAGCTTGTTGTTCTTTGGAGGGGGTCAGAGATTTTAATTCTTTCTTCATGTCACCAACTGTGAGCTTCCTTTCAATGCGCTGAAAAGCCGACATGCTTATAGGATTGGCTGTTACAATCAGTCCTATGACTATTAATAATAGCTTGTTTGTTTTTGTGTTTTTTGTTTTCATAAATTAAAAGAGTCGCTATGCGACAGGCCTGAAAGCGCTAATGTATGGTTTAATATTTAATCTAGTTTAACGGATTCCCAAGGGAAGTCAAGCCAGATGTGGTCGTCAAATTGTTTAACATAAAAATTAGGAATAAACTGTGTGGACTTTTTTATGTACAATGTGGCAAATTTAAAATTAGTAAATGCACAAGATTCAAAATAATCTCTTGCAGCTACAAGTGTTTTGCCTTTGTCAGAAAGATCATCAATGACAACAACGCGTTTGTCTCTAAATTCCGAATTGAATTTTAATCCAGGTATTTGGCCAATCTGTAATTGTCCTGCTGCAAATTCTTCATAAGATTTGATGGCAAAATTAACAACTGACACATCATGTGCATGGGAAATAATGGTGCTTGGAACTAGTCCACCGCGACCAATGGCCACAATAGCATCACATGGTCCAATTAAATTTGCTAACACTTTACAATCGTCTTGAATGTGCTTCCAGGACAAATTGACACGCTCAGGCATGTGCACATTATATGTTAAAAATTTAAAAAATCAAACCTTATCAAATATGTTGGCCATGTCTTTGTGCAGAGTGTTCATGTTGATCATGATGTATTCATAGTCTTCTTTGAGACCGCGTGCAGCTCTCTTGGACATGTTGTTGAGTTCCAGAGCAATGCGCTTTTTCAACACATCTGCTTTCTCTTCATTTTCACTTCGCACACTGCTGTATTCCCGAGGAGCATAGGTGTATGAATCAGTGTTGCCAGTGGTATGATTGATGCCTGCATTGTATGCTTCAGCTATAGCTTTATGATCTGGATTCACCTAAATATTTATGCTGTGGCTGACTCCGAATCTATTAAAAAGCGCAAAGCTGCAGCCAAAAGAATACTCAGAGACATTGAACATTACAAAGTGTGTGTGGGTTGTGAATCTGTGATATTAAAAAAAGATGCTTTCTGTCCAGTGTGTGATACTTACAGATTCAATGATGATGCAGAGTACACCAGAAGGGTTGTGGAAGAATTGTCCAAGCGTGAACAAGTAAGTGTACTACCGAGTGATTTTATTTAAAGGAATATAGTTGTTGAGATACTTGGAAAGCAAAATGACTCGCTTCATCATTTCATCTTTCTTCATGCCTGTGTTCTTCTTGGCCTTGTCATACAGGTCCAACACTTCGTCAGCAGTGACTTTTTTTCTGTCCTCTTT